TCAGCCACCGGTAACACCACCATTCTGTAACCGTTCTAATTTCTTCCGAATTGCTCTTATCCGATTATCCACGGTAGAAACACATATTTTACATTGATCGGAAATATATACTTTGCTTCTACCGTGAGATAATTCTTCAAAAATCGGATATTCATCATCGGATAAATTTAATAAATCTCTTAATTCTTCAAGTTCCGGCTTAGTCAATGAGGATAAATACTTTCCTAATCTCATAAGCCTTAAGTTCCTTTCTATTAAATTAATACATTTTTTCGTTTTAACCAAGATTCTGCTGTTTCTCTTCGCATCTGCTCTCCCTGCTCCCGGATCAGCACCGCAGCCTGATATGGCTTGTGATTCATCTGACGCTTTGCCGTCGCGGATGGATCATGCTCTGCCATCTGCTCAATTCCGCGTTGCCGGATGCTCTCTGCCTGCTTCCGGCGCTGTGCTTCGTTTGTTTTGGCCTTTCTCAGCATTTCTTTTCCTCCTTGTATGGTTCTGGAAGAGGTTGCCATGCAATAACATTATGCTTATTTGTATACCATCTTTCTCCCTCTTGTTTTCTAGTCCACCATTCTTTTTCGCGATTATTATACACTCCCATACATACTTCTCCATCTTCAAGAGTAACCAGTTGCATATCATAGATTCCTTTATGATTATCTTCCGGTAACCGCCCTTGTACCGGAATCCAACCGTTATCATCACAAGATACCTTTGCTTCTCCGTAAAACTCAAAGTAATCATTAAGCCATTTAACAACATAATCCAATTTGAAAGAACTATACCCTATGGTGTATTCATCTTCACCGACTTTTTTAAACTTAATATGATAATATGGTTTTCCATCAATTTGTCTGGTTATTATCTCTGCGCTTGTTACTTTCTCTTTTTCAACTTTTTCCATTTCAGAAATAGTTTCATCCATGTGTGAACGGATAAACTCTGTTGCTTCTTCAATTCCTTGTACAATATATGTACATTTATCCTCTTTGTTTCTTCTTTGATACTCAACGATATCGTCAAGATCGCATTCGTATACATCTTTTGTATATTGCGTTACCTCTTCCAAAATCTTCTCTAATATTTCCATATAGTTCATCTCCTAAGTATAATTCACATTCTATTTTTTATATAATCTTCAACATCACTTTTTGCATTTTCCGGCTCACAATAAATCCTGCATCCTGTCACCGTGCTGTCCACCAAATCAGAATCATTAAAATCTGCGCCATTCTTTTCAAGCCATGTGTCTAATTCATTACATACGTCAATCAAATTCTTTGCAAGTTTCTCGCGCCGGTCAATAAGTCTTTGAACTTTCTTCGGAATTTTCATCACTCCACCTCCAACAAACTATTTCTTAAATTCACATGCTAAAATCTCGAATTCCACATCGTCATGCAACTTTCCATCCAGTAGTTTTGCAACCTGTCTATGATAAGCACACTCTCTACCGCCATGCTTTTTAATAAAATTTCTATATCCTTTAACTGCTGGGTTCTCGACAAATGCACTCCATGATACTCTATTCATGCCGTGTTTTTCAAATAAATCACAAATCACTTTATAAACATCTCTTGCGAACTCTATATGATTTCCAAAACTTATAATTCCGAAGTTATCTGCACTCATTGTTATCCAACTTATACGATAAGATATGTACCCAATCACATTTCCATTGTTATCAACTGATGCGAAATGATGAGCGTCATAATTATTGTCAGGAATTGTTGGTAGTTCGCTCCCTGTCCATCCGCTATAGAACATATATTTAAGGTCGTACCATGTCCTCAAAAAAAGTTTTTCTAATTTCTCTTTGTATAATTGCGCTGGTTTTAGCATCACTTCACCTCCAATCAAAATGAATATGCTACCCAAAAATATTGCGTACTTCCTTCAATCGGATAGTAATATATTCCATCTCCGGAATCTTCCCCGCGCATCCATTGGTCACAATATTCTCCATCTGTTTGTTCTTCTCCGTTTGGTTCTTGAGATACCCCAAAACCGTCTATCCAAAAATCCTCAAAACCATTTTCATTAGCAAACTCTTCCAATTCTTCATAAAGTTTATCTATTTCTTTTTTTAGCTCCTTATATCTTTCTGCTTTACTTGCTATTTCTTTAGGTGCTTTCATTTATCTCTCCACCTCCAACAACTCCTGATTATCGAAAATGTTTCCGATAACCTCGGCATCTTCTGGTTCTACAGATTCTCCAAGGAAACTCAATTTACTCACTTATTTTTCTTCCTGTGCGAACTTGTAATTTAATTCAAGAAGTTTCTCAAAAGTCATATCGTCTTCTCCAAGATACAAACATTTGCATTTACCAAAACGTTCTGTATATTTTTTAATTCTTTCTGGTCTGTTCTCGTATAAATCACCTTTTGCATAATACTTAGAAGAACACAAATGAGATGCTAAACATTCTCCTTCTTCCGTAATCAAATAATAAATACCGTCAATATTTTTTATTCCATTTGTGCTATTACTGCATACATATAATTTCATATTTTCCACCTTTCCGTTCCCAACAGTCACTCGCAGGGAACTCAAATATATTATTCCGACCAATCAATCTTCTGTCCACAATCACAAACCGTCATAGTATCATCAATAATTTCATTGCAACAAGGACATCTGCCAACAGGTCCAACAACGATACCATTATCTTTGACCAGACTTCTTTTTACTGCTTCCTTTGGCAACTGCTTTTCCAGTGCTTCGATTGCAGTTCTGGCATTATCGGCAACCATTGTATGATCACATCTATCATAGTTATCGCACTCTTCACACACTGTATCAAGAAGAATAAATCTAATGCATTTCTCAAATCCTTACTATACTTTTCGTCAGATTTTTGCTTTTCTATTCTCTTATGTGCTTTGTTCACCCAGTTCATTTTCCTTTCACCCTTTTCTTTCTCTTTCGTTTTGAACCGGCATACATAAAAGCTGCCATATTACCAGTCTTGTATCCTATCGACTGTTTCCTTGGACTTCCATTGAAACTATGCTTTATTGATTTTGCCATTCATATTCACCTCCATCAACTTACTTTCTAGTGAATCCATGTCGTACTTCCTACGCTCGAAATTATTATAATTTCTTACATTCTTTTCATTCTTTCTTTCTTGTTTGTGTGCTTTTGATGTTCCTTTGTTGTTCTTTTGTTGTTCTTTTGATGTTCCCTGATATTGATAAACATCATAATTCACAATGGTTATTGCTGTTCTTTTGTTGTTCGCACTTCGGACAATCATGGATTCACTTTCCAGAAACTTCAAGAACAACTGAACCTTTTTTCTGCCCCATCCCCATCTGTCCATCAATTTCAATTCTGATGTGATAAAACTACCACGTTTAACTTCTTCCACCTTATTCCCGACCATGCATTTATTGTCTGAATGATTCGCCAGTAGAATAAGGTCTATCCACGCCTGCCCTTTTGAAAATGGCTTATCACTCCATATTTCGTGATACAAAATGTCTCTATGTATTTTTATCCAGCCGCTCATTTCAGAGGTACTCCGTTATCATAAAATTACCGTTTTATATAACCTATCCTTTCTCAATCTCTGATTTTATGTGCAAATCCATTGAATGTACCAGCTTCACTGTATTTCCATGTGAGGCATGATTCTTCCACGAACCGTACTTATTTTGAAATTCTTTCTCACTTATTTTCCTTGCTTTTAACAATCGCAACATATTTCTGACTTTCTTCTTCGCTCTACGTTTATTTTCGGAATTCAACCGTCGAATATATTTTCCATCTTTCGTCATATAATGATGAAACCCAAGATACCGAATACCATTTTTGAACGGACAAATTTGTGTTTTCCCATTCAGTGATAATCCTAAACTTGAAACCATTTCTTCTATATAAAGAAGGCAGTATTTCAAATATGATTTATCGTAGTGTATCAAATAGAAATCATCCATATATCGACCGTAATATCTGATTCCAAGCTCTCCAGTTATCATATGATCAATGCAGTCCAACATCATTAAGGCATATACTTGTGCAACTTGATTTCCTAGTGGAAGTCCAAAACCGTTCGTGCTATCAATAAACAAGTGGTTCAACCATGTTGTATAACTATTCGGAAAATAGTAATCCACAATATCTTTCAAGACCTCATGGTTGATACTGTAAAAGAATTTTGCAATGTCGCATTTCAAAATCCAACCGTCTATTCTATGTTCTCTATAGAATGCCAGCATTTGTTCTTTCAACTTATCCATACCGAATAACGTACCTTTACCAACTTGCCCGGCAGAATTAGTTTCAATGAACACATTTTGCAATCGTGGATGCAAGATATTATCACACAAACAATGCTGAACAACCTTATCTTTGAATGAGCAGGACATTATCACTCGCTCTTTTGGCTCATAAATCTTAAACTGACTGTACTTTCCAATCTGATACGTCTGGTTTTCTAATTGTTCTTTCAGCAGATGAATTCCCTCAAGACTCATATTTTGAAATCTTGCACAACTTCCATTATGACTTTTACCAAGTTTCGCTTTTTTATAAGCGCGGTACAGATTTTCAAAATTCGTAATAATGTCCTTGTCCATTTCATAAACTCCTTTGTATTTACCCATTTGGGGAAGGTCATACATCTTTTTGTATCTCTTTCTCTGGTTTCAGCTTGCTGCCTACTCCGACTGTCTGTAATACAGAATGGGCGAACACCGTCGCCGTTATTGCAGAACCTGTAGCTGACGTCGCCAACCGGCGAAACAACGGTTTAACGATATATAACCTATGATTTTACTATCTTCCTCTATCTTTCTTCCTCCAAGCGATCGTCATGTGTTTAATATCTTTTACCATTTTCGACCAATATTCCATGCTTTTTGTATTGATGATGTTTAGTTTCATAGATAATTCGATATAAAACAACATCTCATCGCAATATGTAATCGCTTTGGTCTGCAATTCCATACGTTCACGTTTATATTCTCTTATGTCAGTCCGGTTTGCTTCCATCAACGATTCGTAGATACAAAGACATTTATTTTGCATTTTATCTACAAGTGAAAACCGATATTTTTTTGGATAACGGTTACAGTTCGATGTCAGTCTCAATGTATGCTCGGAAAGTTCCATTGCTTTTAAAATTACCTGCAACTCTGTTTCTGCCATTTACTCATCCTCTGATTCAAAGAGCGTAGATGAAAAGATACAAACTGGGCGAACACCGATGCTGTTAACGTAGTTCCCGAAGTTGATGCCGCCAACCGGCGAAACAACGGAAACATAACTTGAATCCTCGTTACATTTTGTGCTATACGGTGAAAGCATCCACCACCATTCATCAAAATTTGGAATCAGACTTCGATACGTTCTGTATTCATCAATCGAAATCAATGAAACAAAATCTTTGCAAGCTCCGTACTCTGTTTGACCATCAAGAGACAACAGATTGCGTTCAAACTCAATCACATTCTCTTCACCAATTTCTTCACAGATTTTTTTATATATTTCTGTATTGAGATAATTTCTTAAATTACTTGATGTCCATTTGTTGCATTCTGAATCAAATGTTTTATCTCCTAGAGATTCCATACAAATGCATAGCATGTCATTTTCATTCGAATCCAGAATCTTCCATTTTTTCCCAATTAATTCAAAGGTATCTCCGATTTTTAATCCTGCGAGCTTTTCCGCTTCTAATTTTGCTTTTAACTTTTTTAATTCATTTAAACCGTCGTCTAACTTCCGTTCCAGTTCATTTAATTTTTGCTCAAGTTTATTTCTCATCGAATTTTCCTCCCAAAGATACAAAGATATTAGATTTAAGATACAAAACCGGGCGAACACCGTCGCCGTTATTGCAGAACCTGTAGCTGACGTCGCCAACCGGCGAAACAACGGCGATTGGATATTTCCATCTATCATTGCTTGTCCACGGAGTCATTGTCCACCAATAATCATCCAAATCTTTATTCACGATCAACGGATTGTATTTTCTAACTTCATCAAATGTCAGTAACCGGATTCTTCCAGTCACATCTTCATAAATATTCTGATTATCAACTGTTGTTAATTTCACAGTCTGTGAAAGAACATTGTCTTTTCCAACAGTTGCTTCAATCTTCGGAAGAATATCTTCATACAACACACGCTGCACATTAGAACCATTGAAATCAGTGTTATCACCAAATTTCACATTTTCTTCCATGAAACCCTTTGAAATAATCAATGTTCCGCCATCATCATGGTCTAACACCACAAATTCATCTTCCCCAAGGTCAATCACACAGCCCGGAGAAACTGTGGAAAGTTCAACTTTATCCGATATTTCCTTTTCCTCCAACATTGCTACTAATTCTTTTGCTTTTTCTAAAATTTTGTTCATGTTACACATTTAATTTCCTCCCATATAATTTTCGGTTCCTAACAGTTCCTTAAACTTCTCAAACTGTCTCTGTGAAATCTTATTGTTCTTCTTGTCATCTCTAATTTCGATTTTAAGGTGCTTTTCTGCGATAGATGATAATTCCCTAGCTAGATTAATTCTTCCTTGTTTTAAACCGTCTCTGTAACCTTTCTGCGGTCGATAATCTGCAATCTGTGCCTTTCCCTCGCCTTGACTTCCAGAAGTTTTATTTCTTAACTGATAACCTTTATCCGCATACTGCTTAATCCATAACTGCTCCATTTTATCAAGCAAATTTGTTGTATAGTGTCTAAAATTCACTTTCCACCCATACGGATTCTCTTCTGAATACAGACCATGCTTTTTCAGCGACAAATCAATATGCTGATAACCGACAAGGTGTTGCGCAAGTCTAGTCAAAATGTGTACTGCTTGGCTGTGGTGACGGCTGTGGTTGTGGATTCGGTCGATTGCTGTGAAACTGATTCAGATAATTTGTTACCTGTGCTTCACTTGGCTCTTCAATTCCTAAAGCCACTAAGTTTTGTCTTGCTTCTTCTCTTGTCATTTTGATTACCTCCGTGATCTACATTTGTTTTCGCTGTTCTATCAGCTTGGATTTTTTGCTTTTGCTATTTGACGCATAACTGCAAATTTATAAAATAAAAAAGTAGCCGATTACTGTTCGACTACTTTTTTATTAACTGGTTCTTCTATTTTTTCTTGTTTCTCTATTTTGTCTGGATAAAGGCTTTCCATCCGGTTTTTACTTTCGATTGCAACTTGTTCTGGATCGCTAAACATGTCAATGACCTTGATTGCACGTTTATAATGAATTCCGCAGTTCAACAAAATCTGTAAAACTTCCGCTTTTACCATCATATTGTCTAACTTGTTGTGGTTAATATGAATTTCTACGTCGCTCGGCACAAGCGTAAAACCTTTTGAAATTCTCAGTCGGTTCAGGATAATCTTAATAGACATATTCTCCGACTTTTTCAAGATAGGCTCATTAATTGCTGTCCGAAGTCCGGCATCATAATGTCCGTTGCGTAGATTGACTGCGCCTTGGGTATCTCCACCAGAATTTATACTTGCTCGGTTTGCCAACCCTTGAATATCAAGAAAACGCTCAAATAAATCATTAAATACAACTTGCCCCTCTGTCTGATTCAGTTCCGTTGTCATTACATCAACGTCCGCTTTGTTTTCCATTCCATTGTTAGACTTCACAACAAGCGCACCTTCTTGTCTCATGCTCAAGAAGCTATCTCTATCTACTTCGCAGTTTACGAATTTCACCCACGAAGAGACAAATTGCTCAATTCCATTGATTCTGTCAGAAGAAAGTGTGTTGATTGCGTCTGTAATGGCAATAGTCATTTCAATATCAGAAAGCCTACGGGAATTATTCGGATATTCAATAACCGGAATTGCTCCATTTCCATTTACCCCGAATCTTCTCAATTTCCCTTCTGAAATTTCAAACCACTGACCGTTCGTATAGCAAAAATAAAACTCCTGACCATTTTCATCTTCTCGAATCTGGCATGAAAAAGCCGGTTTATTATTCGGAAAGTACACCACGAATGTATAAATCGGGTTTTCAGAAGACAACTCAAAGTCGCTTTCGTCCAAAACCGAACCATTTCCCTCATCATTTCCGATAAACCGATATGCAGTACCGCAGATGGATCGCCATCTGCAAATATCAATATCGCATTCCTGTTTATTCTCGGAATCCATAATTGCGTTGAGCCATGAGATTTCATCTGACTTCTTATCGTCCGTACCACGAAGGACGTATTGTATCGGCTCTGCACAAATATCAGCAGTTTTTCGCTCTACCAACTCATATGCAAGATTGACAACAATTTTATTGTTCACTTCTGGTCTATTAACTTTTTTTCGATATAAAATCGGCTGATCTCCACGATAGTAACGGTCAAGATACTCGATTTCCGCTGCATTCTGTCTGTGAATTGCAAGTGCTTTGTTCAATTCATCTACGATATTTCTCCATGTGATCTGTCGTTGCCTTGTGTAAATGATTTTCCTACCAAATCCACAATCGCAAATAGCAGAAAACGGTCTGTAATTTTTATGTGGATAGTTATACATAAAGCACCACCTTAAACAAATGTCATTCCTGAAGAACAATTTCTTTTTGGAATATTTTTAATTTCTGTTTCTCCTGTATCAACGTGATACACAATTCTTTTATTGCATTTTTTGCATCTACAAATTTTATTTATTGTTGACCGCCCATCATGCGTTCCGACTTTCCGTCCGCACTTTGGACAGTATATCTTCTTTTCTTCATACTCTTTCATAGTTTTCTCCACGAAAAAAGGACGCAATCAAGCGTCCTTTTTCAATCATACTTATGGGTTTTATGTTGTTGGAAATATTTATTATTTCTCTAATTATAAGTTTAACAGAATTTTTCCGAACATACCGAACAACTTTTATTTTTTCATAAATCTCTCAAATGACATCCTAACTCCGTCTTCGCTGTTCCCACCGCCTATTCTGTCAGCGACTTTATTCCACGATAGATTTTCAATAAACCGAAGAGTAATTATTCTTCTCATTCTGCTGTCTGTTACACTCGCTATAAATTCTTCTACTTGGTTTAATGTTTCGAGGAGTTCCATCTCTAACCCTGTCAGTGTTGCTTTTCTCGCATAGAGAAGCGTCTTTTTTCTGCTGTACTCTGGATATGGGAAACCTTCTATTTTGAACGGTTGCAAACCTCCGTCTCCGCCCATTACCTTATCGCATACAGCACCTTCCCTTTCGATTCTTTCAATCTGATTTTCGGTTTTTTCTATTCTATCCCTAACTTCCTTGATTTCTTCTTGCAAGTCAGAATATTGTATCAAAATTTCCTTAGTAACCATGTCCGTATCCTCCTCTGAATGGGTTGTGTATTGCTTCAGCTTTAGCAACTCTGTTCCCTTTTGTCATTCGGATAGCAAAGTTTGAAAAAACATCCGGCACATCGTCTAATTGCTTTTTGCCCGAAACTGAATATTGTTTCAATAGTGACATCATCACTCCATATGGTTCATTCAGTTTGTAAAGTGATGAGTCCTTGAATATAACGTGTTGCAAAATCCAGTTAGAACATTGAAATATTCTCGCTTCCTTATTCGTCTCTGTCGGAACGTCTGTAATATTGCATACCCATCCTTTTTGCTCTACTCGCTTATTCACTTCCATTGCCACACGATCTCCACCGGCATTTCGCTCAAATTCGCACTCTTGCACTTGGTTATTTACAATCGCATTAGACGCATTTTCATACTGCATTTCATAATCGGCTGTATTATCACAAACTGCATCCACGCAGTAATAATCTTCTCCGTACTTCTGTAATACAGGCATAACAAAATAGTCCGTACCTTTTCCTTTTGTATCGCATTGAGCTGTAATAATCTCTGGTTCTCCATGTGGTAAATGCAGATAGCGTCTGATTTTATCGTCTGGGAACAATAATCCCTCACGCTCAATTGGCTCTTGCTTATACAGGCATCGATAAGAAATATCATCCATAAGTAATTGTTGGTCTGCGAAAAACTCTTTTTTAAAACCGCTATACTCATACTCGAAATTGCTTTCTCCAGTAACCGGGTCAATATCCGGCACCGCAATCACTTTTACTCTTGGGTTTCCGGCGTACATGTTTTGAATGCGCCCGATCACATCATGTACGCTCCAACGAGTCGCTATGTGTATTTCCTTGCAGTTTTTCCCGTCTGTGTCTTGTATCTTTCTCTGACGTGCATCTACGGCGTATTTATTCCACAGTTTATCCAAAATGCTTGGATTCATCGCTTCTTCGATTCCACCAATCATATCATCAACAAGCAAAAACTTGGAAGCACGAACCTTACCAGCATTTTTACTTCCGACAGATGTACATTGCACACTTGGGAACGGTTTATATTTTCCTACGTTAAACTGCTCCATCTTCGCATTGGTACTTGTAACGTGTAAATCAGGGAAGATTTCATTCCATGTATATTCGTCCGTGTTTGTCACAATATCGTACACACCGTCATAATACATTCGTGTAATATCGCCACTATGGGAGTAAAAAAGTGTGAAATCTTTCGGAAACCAACCAATCACTAAGGCATTTAAGAATTTTTCGATTGTTGTTTTCCCTGCACCCGGAATTAACGACATGCACAAAATGTCATATTTATCATCAATCATTCCTTGCAACGCATCCACGAGACCAATTTTCAAGAATTGTTTTCTTCTAGGCATATAAAACCGTTCTTTCGGTTCTCTTTTTCGTTCTAAATACCGAAAACCGCTGTCGACAATCTTGTTCTGAGCTTCCAACAAGAGAACTTCATAAAACTTGTCTATAATTTCATACTTGACCTTGTTTTTAAAAGAATACTTCTCTAACCCCCAAATATCAGTACCTGTCAGGTTTAGAACAAACTTTTCAATAATCTCTTTTGTCCTTTTAGACAATTTTAGTGCATACGGAATGTCTTTTTCCGTCTGATATGCCACTTTGCACGCTTCTATCATTGCATCAATGACAGATTCATCTATTCCGTTATCCGATATATAATTTTCGTATGATTGGATTGCTTGTTGAAGTTCCAAAGACATAAAGAAAGAGACCTCCTTTACTCAAAAATAAAAGAAGCCTCCATTTCGACTTGTTACATAGCCACCATCTCGGCTATGTCATTAGATATTATATCATCCATCCGTTGTAGCATATTTCTGTTCCATCTGAAAATTCCACGCTAAAAGTCATTGATCCTAGTAGCAATATGTATGGTATTACTAATATAACAGAAATAATTCCTTTCGCTGTGCTCATCTCGCCACAACTTTCTTGGAAATCTCCGCAACAGACACGCCACTTGCAGATTTTCTTAATTCCACGTCTTTCCCTTTACAAATTGCTTTCGCAATCGTTCCAGACTGCTCCACAATCTTTTTCTGAATCTCTTTTTCACTCATTCTCTATCTCCCTGTCTTTGCATTTGTTGTCTAACATACAAAATCTTAGTTCTTTTCTACCAAAAGCAGTATCTTCCATTGATTTTACAAGATTTTTGCATCCATTACACCACATTCCTGTTTCATGGTTTTCTTTATTTTCTCTCAAATATTCAAGTTTTCCACTAAGTCTTTCGTTTTCTCTTTTCAAGTCATCTAAATCGAGTAAAGAATCTTTTAGCTCTCTTTCCAGTTTACTAATTTTTTTGAACGGATTATATATTTTCATCTTGCATACCTCTTTTCAAAATTCTATTTCCAATTTCAAATTTTAGTAAAAACTTCCATATCGTAATTTTCTCTTATGTAATCTACACATTTCTGCAAATTTTCTTTCAAAAATTCGTCTCGCGCAATATCCGGGTGTAGTGTATACAACATACAACTATTCTCTTTTCCATTTTCTTTATATTTTTTATAATTAAATGTCATTGTGAACAATGGAATTCGTGTTAGATTTTTTGTTTTTCTCTTTATGTACAGATTACATAACCTCTTTATCATTTTTCATAAACCTCTCAAATTTCCTTTTACACTTGCCGCACAAATGAATTGTATCTTCTTTCGTTAAGAACACTTTTCGTATTGTAACTGTTTCAGTATCTTTTCCATCAAATTCCGCATTTACGATAGAAATATCCGATTCTCCGCTCATAATTTTCAAATAATCGTCTCTTGGAATTTGTGCTGAAACTTCTTCCGGCAGACAATCAAGAACATCTTCTACCAGATTTTCAATCCGTTCTCCGCAGCGATCACATGTGTACCATTTTTCCTCGTGAATCATAATCCATGGACCTCCCGTAATCTCGCATACTTTTCCACAAGCACATCAATTACCACATTTAGTTGATTGATTTTAATGCAATCGGATTGATGTCTATCGTTTAGTTTTGCAATTTTATCAATAGATTCTGCAATGTCTGTATTTGTTTCAACTTCTTTTTTTCCACAAAATGTTCCTATGTTTGGAACATAATGTGGAAATTCTTCGCAACCAAAATTAATATTAAGCACTTTTCTATTTTCCTTACATTCTTCTAGTTGCTCACATTTATCGCATTTTGTAAATTTTTCTTCATTTTCGTGCAGATGCTTTTCTTCTCCATCTGTTAGTTTTCTTCCACAGATAGGGCAATACGAAATATCGATTATTCCAAGTTCCCCAGTCTTGCTATTTGCATAGTACGTGTCATAACCTTTTCCTTTTTCTCTGATATGCCATGTAATTTTCCCATCAAAAAATTCAATTATCTTTTGTTCTTCACAAAATTCACACATAACAATTCCCCTTTCTGTGAGGTTTCCAAGATGAGAACAACTTCCTAGGATTTGCAGTTGCTCCTATCTTTGCATTGATTTTTTTTGCCGAGGCATTGACCTCATGCGCTCGTCTATCCGGTAATGAGCGGGACGCACAACCCTAACAGGATTTGAACCTATTCTACGAGAGTCAAAGTCTCGTGTGCTACCATTACACCATAGGGCTAAAGCAGGTCTTCCCTGCTTGCATTCATATTTATCGTGCCATGCTTGACACTAATCCGCCTTATAAACCACCCTCGACCGCCCAGCAGTCACTCATTTAATTACTTCCGGCGAATATCCAAAGCATCCAGACTACTGCAATCACTGAATTTGTCTCATTTCCTTTGGATTAAGTTTTTTGTCGATTGTATAGCATTGCAGGACTTCAAACCGACCACGAGTGGAAAATGTCTATATCGGCACATTATTGCGAACTTGCCATATGCCAGGGCGACAGTTTTTAACCATCTTCTCGTGATGGAACAGATTCATCGTCTCGGTATAAGGACGGGTTTTAACGTCTTTACTGACAAGAACAAGCAACTGAGATTATGCAACAGTTAGTCGGCACTCACGAATGAGGACAAGCGTTATGATTTTCTGTTGTTTATCGGCAGGGTTTCGACCAGATGTTTACCCGACTTGTACCATCCACACAAATATGTGCTTCCACGAAACCTTGTTCCGCTACCGTCTCTTCACGCTGTATTTAATTGCTTATTCAAATCCCCACGAGCCTTGTGACGGCTCTTAACAGCATTCCGCTATGGGGAGAAAGGATGAAACAATAAAAAATAAAAACTGCGTCGATTGTGAGGGTGTGGATTTGCACCACACATGAACCATGTCTTTTCGATTTCTTTTTTCCGACAGTCTACGCTTTCGCTCGTGTCACAAGATAAGTAATTTGCACAGTTCTCACGACTAAATCTGTCTACCTTTTCCAGCACCTCACAGAATCTTATGAATTTAAAATAAATAATGAATTTAATGCAATGATCAATGCGACCGATCCGCTTAACAACCCCATTCCTGTTTCTTTGGTTTTTAATCCAAAAATCATTCCGATCAAGAACAGTGCAAACAAAATTACATTAAACGCTAACAAAAATCCTTTAATCATTAATAAATCTCCTTTCCACAATCTATGCACTTCCAAACATGATGCGTAATCCATGAACCATCTTCCTGTCGTTCCAGGTATGTGTATAATGGATCAACATGTTTATGCTTACAGAATAACCGCTTAATCATCTTCATTATTCTTACTCACCCAATCTTCACACCAATGCTCATATTCTACGAAATCGGCTATATATTCACTTTCATCATTCACACATACATAGCCTTGCATTTTATCGTAGTGACCATATTTGCAAGTTCCGCAACATCCGTTCATGTGTATCACCCTCTTTTTATTTTTTGAAAAATTTTTGAAATCAGCAGTTACTTCTTGGCAAATACGTGCGAGTCGCAACCCAAACGTCATGTTTCCGGTATCCAATATTGCCAAGAATTTTCACAAAATTATATCTTCTTGAAACCGGATATCCGAGCCTGTCTTGTACTGTCTCAAAAAAGTACCGAATATCGTCAATGACATCTCTAACACGCTTGAATAATTTTCCCATTTTCTCGAATGCTGATTTAGCAGCAATGAGGAATTGTCTTAAATTGTAGACCGCTATGCTAATTCCATTCTTGATGCAATACTTAAACTGTATAACAGACAATCCGGTTTTTCGTATTTCTATTGCCTGTTCTTCTGTTAGTGCTAATATCACGACATATAACCTCCTGTCTGTCTCATAAATACCTCTTTTTGTTTATTTCGGAATTTGGGGGACTAAGTAGGCAGATTTTTGCGTTCGTGTATAGAGGGGTAGGTATCATTCATTTACTATCGAACATATGTATCTATCGAATAAATCCTTATTTATCAAATACATCTATACGTGTTTTATTATATTTGCACCAATGTCAATGATATATTTTAATCTAAATTATTCTCCGTTTCTAAATGTTAAAATACATCAATCTTTTTCGCTCTCGATCTGCTTTACTTCTCCCAGTTTCGGAAGTTCCGAAGCTGTTAATGCTCTTTCGCTAGTCCGTTCCTTGCTCACTCCCGGAAGATTCCAACCGTGACGTTTGTTAAGTATCGGCAAGTATTTCATTGGGTTGTTTCTTCTGTCTTTTAGCAAACAAACGAGAGACTCCTCGTTATTTTCCACTAATTTTTTGTAAATGTCTGAGGCCGCTGTACTTGGTTCTTTGATATACTCCCCTTCTTTCAGGTTGTTAACTGCTATATCACTTATAATATTCCCTTGTAAGTCCTTGTATATATAAGCCCTTGTATTACTATTCCCCCACGAATGTATTGTATCTCTTGATATACCAGATAATAAACAAAATCCCTTTATACTTATCTCTTGATTATGGCAGTAACACATATAGATATACATCTCTAACAGATCATCAACAGCATTAATATTATAACTATTACTAACGGTATGAGGTATAGTTAATATATCGGGATTTGGTTTTATAACGTGTTTATAAATATAGCTCAGCGCTGCGTTCCATTGGCTCGGCAATATATCATACTCACTTTCTATCGCGTTGGATTCGCAGAACATAGACAAATACATTTGTATTTCATTCTCAAATACTTCGACTGTCTGCTCTGCATCCTGTACTCTCTCCATTTTCCGCACCTCCTAACACTTAATAATAAAAAAGAGACCCACAACATATAGTTGCGGATCTCCCGAATCCATTCTCACACCGCCGGGATTTGGGCGGATTTAATTGTATTTAATTTTATAAATTAAAAACCGTTTGTTTGTATGCCCATAATATACACCGATAAAATATAATCGTCAAGCATAGATTAAAAAATATCAATTCCCGAATGTCTGGTTGATCGGATGTCAGATCATCCCCAAAATACCTCGAAAATGATTCAGTCAGTGAGTTCACTTTTTCTTTAATATTTCTTTTTCTTCTTGTAATCTTTATCAATAATCTTTTAGGTGGTGATTTTTTTACACCATACCTAGGGGAAAATTTTACACCATCTAAAGGACAAAAAACATATAAGCAACTTATATAAAATCGAAATTTTGAAGAAAAAAGATAGAAAATCCATGTATTTTAGAGTTTTAGAAAAGTAATGCGAACCCTTGTAAAATAGGGATTTGCGGTATGTTTGAGCGTATAAGCTGCTTATTTTGAAATCGTATAAGATGCTTATATATTTTTAGGCATCAAAAAAGGGATGTTTTTACACCCCTTTCACTTCAAAATTGAATAAAAACACACCCTAATATTTTTTGTATTTTCATTCGTGTTATGATGCCAAACCTTTATATATCCGGCGTCAATAAGTTCCTTTTTGCACTTTTTTAATGTTCTGTTTTCAATTCCAGAATCATTTTCAAGCTGTTCATTTGTACGGTAGAAATATCCCGTTTTAAAGCCATATTGACCATACAGGAACGACAGCACCACATACAGCCATTTCGCGGATCTGCTCAAAGTGCTATCTGTCATAATAGAGCTGTTGCAAATAAATTGTTTTCCGTTCATTCTTGACCAACTCCGAGAAAATCATATAACGGTTGTTTCTCGCCTTTATACAGGTATTTTCTAAACTTACGTTTTAATTTATCGGCGTTGTCCTGCTTTCCCCCAAAGTCTTTTTCGGGAATCTTCTTTAACTGCTTGTATGTCATTCGTGCCAGCTCTTCGTCCGTGTATTTTGCGTCTACAATTTCATATCTGGAAGTATCGACAATGTCAAAAATAATCCGGCATCCGTCTTTGTAGTTATTATTTCCTGGCTCTTCTTCGTCCATAAACCTGATAAATAAGTCGTTTAGTTCCAGATCATCCCAAAAGAATACAACGTCATGCCACCATCTGCCCGGTTTTATATGTTTTCTTTCGTCCACGAAATTATAAACCGGCTTTCCGTCAACTTCTTTCGGCGGTGTCATACTCTTTATATCGTCCTCAAAATCAAACATTTCCAACGCTTTTAACTGTCTTTCTATTGCATCGTTCGCGAAAGCGTTAACACTCAGATCTGTGTCTGCTATCATTGCTCTAGTTCCTATTGGCATTCTTATCATTGCTCGCTCAAATTTTTCATCGTATCGACTCACAGCCGCCCTTGTACTGTTCTTTGTTTTGTTCTTCAAGTCCTCGCTTCCTTTCTAAAAATATTGGGGGCGAATCTCTCCGCCCCTTTTTTGCTTATGCTGTCCGGTTATTCTGCTTTTTCTTTTTGCTTCAATTCCGGAAATTCAATCCCAAGAATGTCCGCTAGTGCCTTAAGTGCTTCGTACTCTGTGCTGCCCTTTTCAGCTTCACGATTTAAAAATCTCTGCATTTCTTCTTTGGTCATCTCGTTCATGGTTCTCCTTTCTCCCGTTCGGGTTATTGCCTTTCGACAATATTATAATAACATTTTGTGCCTTATATGTCAATATTTATTTTGTGCCTTAGTTCAATATTTTTTCGTCACGTTCCAACTTTTCCATGACTGCTAATTTTATGTAATCATTAACGCTTTTATATCCTATTTTCTTTATGCGTTCTTTCGTGCCTTTAGCAAAACGACAATTTACACGTTCAAAAGTATCATCATAATTATAAACCGCTCTTCTTTGCGCTTCTGTCGTTCTTTTCAATCCGTTCCTTATATAACGTTCCGCATCAACGCAAGTTTTGAACATCTCCCCATTTTCCGCAATCATCCATCCATTATACACTTTTTTAATGTGGTAGCCATTCAGCTCGGTTTCTGTTATTTCTATTACATTATTATTCATTATATTTAACTCCTTTCTTTTCTATAATTATATTTCTTTGTGCCTTATATGTCAATATGATTAAAAGATATTATGATTGTTTAATCTCTTTCTTTGTGCCTTATACACTTTAAACAATATTATAGTTAATTTTGTGCCTTATATTTGTGTATTATTAATAATTGTTTTTGTGCCTTATATATGCTATTATAATATCATCAAATAAAACAAAAGCCGGTTGAAATCCTAGCAAGACAAGCAACCGGCACCAATCAAAAAAAAGAAAGGTAAACCCATTATAACAGGGTGAAAGGTAAAAAACAATGAAAAGAACAAAATCCATGATTTACAAAGAAACCTCTAAAAGCATAGATTTATTTTTATACGCAACGAGCGACGACGATTTATACAGAAGAATGATAACGCCGATAATCGAAAACTTAAGAAAGAAAGCCATCAAAGGCGCATATGACAAGGAAAAAGCCGTTGACGCATACTACTACATAGCGACAGAGGCAAGCAAAAATTATAATAAAGATTTTGGCTATTCTTTCAGCGTTTCAGACCGATTCAGTGCAGCTGTTGACATGGAAGAATACTATAGAGAAGATGAAGTTTTTTTGTAATTTATAAACAGCCGAAACGCTCTTAGGAGCGTCCACCGCGGGACGGTCTCCCGGTGCTGATGATGGCAGACCAGAAAGGGAAAACATGAAAATTGAAAATATTAAAAATTATCTAAATGAGAAAATTACAAATAGTTGGTACAAGAACAGTGAAATTGATTACGGTATCAGCGGAAAATTCCTTGACTGTGAAACAATCGGAAATGATTTAAAAATCATCTGGGAAGAAATGGGCGAACAATTAGAAATGGTTGTTTCGTGGTTTACAGAATACAGCCCAGAGCAGATATATAACATCTGGATGGAAGAAGCATAGCCGGACGTGTTCCGGCTCTGTAATGCCAGCGTGGGCGGTTCCAACTCCGTGAAAAGGCAGAGGACAGAGAAAGGGTTGATACATCCCATTTATTAAAAATATCCGCTTTCCGGCGTGAGCGTATCAGATTCCGGGTTGTAGCTGATCGGCGGCAGCATAACTGCCAGTTATTAAAATTTAAGAGGTGATGGAAATGAAAAGAAAAATAAAAGTATTTATTGAATGGCTTGAGCTGTTCGCTTTATCGTTTGGATCAATCTTTTTTTATGTTTATATACTGGCTTGTATTTGGCTATTAAAACGCGCCCGGAATTATTCCGGGCTTTTTCTGCACCTTGACAAATGCCATGAAAAAGTCTATATTTGACGATATGAGACATCTTTACCGTTTACACTATAATTCATGCTTTTATAACAAAATGCGCTATACGGTCAAAATACGAGCGTGTACAGTTATGTTGTGCGCTGTCAGTTCGACAGATCACCAGAAGAAATGCGCTAAAAGTCCGCGTTTTTTTTGGCAGTTCCGCACTACTTCCAGCCTTAAAATCGGTTCAAAATCGGTGTGAAATTTTCAACGGATTTTATCTGAAATTTCGACCCATAAAAGTATATAGGGGGGGCTTTAAAAATTTTTGCAATAAAATTTTCGATATTTTTTAGTTCATTTTTCACTTCAATTTTAACTATAGGGGGGGGATTTGTTTTTTTCTGCAATATTTTTTCGATATATTCTCCAGAAAAAACGCAATCATTTTGTATAATCAATCTTGACATTTTGTAATCTAATCCTAATTTTCTACAAAACTCTGATAAAGTCATTACTTCATCTTCGTATTGAACGTGAATGTTGTTTGTTTTGTTATTAGCTTGGGTTTCTGCGTCAGCCCACCTGCAATTCTCTGGTGTATAATTACCGTTTGGATTTATTCTATCAATCGTCAATTCATCGTTATATCCATTATGTATTGCCCATTGATAAAATTTTTCAAAGCCATTGTCTCCGAGCCAAATCTTATTAACCGTAATTCCTTTTTCTCCATAATATTTGTAAGATGAACTGTTCTTGTTATAACATCTATAAATCATATTTCTATATATACCAAGCAATCTATTCCTTGATTTATCCCTGCAAGCAGCATTCTTTCTTCCACAACCACAACTGTGATTATTAGAAGTGTTTATCAAGTATTTCTGCTTTTTTATTACAGCGTTTCCACAATCGCATCTGCACAAATATTCAGCGTCTATTCCAGATTTTTCTGAAAGCAACTTAATCACTTTTAGTTTTCCTATTTTGTTTCCCTCAAGATTTCGATTGCATTTTGCATTTTCGTGATAGTATTTACTTTTAGATTCTTTTTCATCACGTCTCCTTTTCGCTTCTGCTTTTATTTCTTCTGCGTAACAGCCGCAACTAGGAGTTTTCGCTTCTCTTAATTTTTTTAAAGAACGTATAACAGTGTTTCCACATTTACATCTAAATTTCCAATAACTACTCTTACCATCAAAATGATCGTATCCAATTGCAGTTAAATAGCCAAATGTTTGTCCTGTAATATCTTTCCTATTCCAGCTCTTTCGAACTGTCATAACATCACTCATGATCTACACCTCCTAAACCGTCAACTGATATGTTCCGTCAAGAACACCCATAGCAAGCTTCATTCCCTGCACGCCATAGAATATGTTATTCTGATTGGCGCAACCGTTTAACAGTTCGTCAAACTCCTCATACAGTTCTGCGCTGACAATTCCTTTCAGCTTTTCCATAAACGGAGCGAAATATTCTACGAATTTATCTCCGTCTTTTGTTGCAAGTATCTGGTTTTCAAATGTGATTTCTAAAAATTTGTCCATACTATTTTCCCCGCTTTCCAGCTAAAAAGCCTATTCTAAATGCTAAATCCACTGCGTTATTCACGTTGATTTTTGTTCCAATATCAATCAGATTGAGGTAATCTTCCCAATCAAGATTCGGTTCAACGGTTGCAGTTATTTGTCTATATCTTTGCATTTGAGAATAAACTTCTTTTTGTGTACGCTTTCTACCGGTTCCTTTCTTGCCTTTTAATACTCGTAAAATAGTACGTTTTACATCTTTTTCCATAAAAAAATCTCCTTTCGATGTTTGACAACTACACCAAAAAGAGATACAATAATTGTGCATGCTCCTTTGGTGTGTGCTTTGTGGAGTAATCGTGTCGCTTTGGTCGGTGGAACGATTACTCTTTTTCTTTTAACTCTTTGTATTGAATTTCAATACCTTTTCTTATCACTTCTGATTTGCTCACATTGTTTTTTTGAGAAACAAATTCAAGCTGTTTATTTGTCTCATCGTTTATTCTAAAGTGAACAAGCTTATTGATTGGGTCATCTTTAATTTTCTGACCTTTCATCGGTGACAATATACCATCTCCTTTCACTTAATGTAATTACATATTAATATTGTAATTACATTTTGTCAAGTGTTTTTTAAGAAAATAGCGGTAGATTTCTCCACCGCTATCAGTACATCAAAAATTATTCTGTTTTCTTACTTTTTACGATCGCAACAACTGCTAAAATAGCATTGATTAAACACCATCCCGCCCAAATTTTCAAGTCTGTATAACTTCCTGCCAATACAAAACCGAAAAATGAAGCTAACCCAAAAAGAATAATTAAAGAAATGTTCCCGCCTTTTCCTTTTGTGTTTCTAGTAGCGATTGAAACAATTCCTCCAGCAAGCATTAAGATTGAAAGAACAATTCCTCCACTTCCACCAACTTCCCCTGTTTCCCCAAGCGTGTTTCCGATTCCAACCGCGCAAGATTGAAAAGATACCACTACGAATAAAATAATTGACAAAATACCAGATACCAATTTCCAAGTTTTCATAACAAATTTCTCCTTTTTTATTGTACTTCTAAATTAAATATAGCTGAATACTCATTGTAATCGTCGTCATAAATCGAAACATAGTCTTTAAAGCTTCCGGCATTTTCAACGCCTATCGTAACTTCTGCTTCACAAAACGCTCCTGTAGGAACTGATTCTGGATATTTTTCAGTATCACCGGGATAAGAACTTGCCACTTTTCCGGCATTGTCCACAACTTTCGATTCAAAATTAACATACAAATCTTCTTTTAATCCGATATTTTCATATGTATAATTAATTACATACACTGCGGCTGGATTACTTTCATCAAATTGATTACGATAATCTGTTGCGATTACAGAATTTACAGTAACTTTAAACTTCCCATCAACTTCCCATGTTTCGCCTACTTTAAATTCTTTTGTTTCTTTACTCTCCTCTTCCTTCTTTTTAATTTCTTCTAACTCTTCCTTGTACTGATCGCGTTCTTTTACAACCTTGTCGTATTCCGCTTCTGATACTCCGCTTTCTTTTCCACTTCCACAAGCCGTCATTGATAAAGCCATTGTCCCTACGAGTAACATTGATAAAATTTTCTTTTTCATCCTCATATCCTCCCATTCGTATGATACCAACATTCTACCACAAAAAAGCGTAAAAAGAAAGAAGTAGACTAGGCTACCTCTTACCTTTATTAAATGCACTATTTTTATATGTATTCCACAACCCTGCTGTCGAATATCGGCTTTGTGATAACTCGAAAATCAGTCTTGCTCTTGTCATTTCAGGATTCGTTTTCCTAACATATTGCAACAATTCATCTATTTTATCCATATCGCACCTCTCTTGACATTGCACTCATTAAATCATCCAGAAGATAAATTAAATCTTCTCCATAAATGCTGATCCAGTCTGCAAGAAATTCCTCCTGTTCAATCGGAATTGAAATATTATAGGACATCATAAAACAGTGGCATAATTCGTGGCACAATACTTTTTTAAGAAATGAGCCGGATAACAAATCTGATAGATACACGCAATTATCATTTCCATCTGTAACACCAACCGTTAAAGAATCGTCACTTCTATGCAGTTTTTCACTTGAAGCATTTACAAATTCAATGTGCCACATTCGATTATTTATTATAAACGTCATATTATCACCTACTTAAAAAGGGGTCTGATTCGACCCCTTAATCTTATACTACCTTCTGCGCCAATACCTGCAACTTATTCTTGAGAAGAGTTTTTTCTTCATTGGATGCATCAGAAATCATTTCTGTAATGTCACTTCCAAGTTCAGACATGTATTTCTCAAGCTCTTTCATTTTTGCTTGTTTGTCCTCTGTGCTATTTCCGTTATGAAGTTCTTTCGCTTCTGTGTAATTTCTTTTTGCCATCTCGTATCGGGTGCTTGTGCCATCGTTGAAACGTGTTTTTCCGTATCCTCTACGACCACCAGAATAGTTTCCGTTACCAGAATTTGGAGTCGGTGCACTTCCGGAATCACCGGAATAATACATGCGTCCTTCGCTTCTATCCATATCCCTGTAATATTCCGCATCTTCGTCATACATTTCCGGCATCATGTAGGAATATGGAGTATAATTACGTCTACCATCACCACGTCTCATAAAACGACCGCTTGTTTTACTTCGCGGCTGTCCACGGTAAAATCTTCGTGCCTCTTCGTCTTCCATGCCGTATTCTTCTTTCAGCATTTTCAGAAAATACTTTTCAGATTCTTCCTCTTCTTTTTCTTCCTTATCCATCGCTTCAATGATACGATAATCCTTATCATAGCATACAATGTTTTTAATGATTTCAGACCAAGCCTTTAGCTCTTCAACTTCTGACAAATTGAGATTGTCAATTCCTTTTCCTTCTACCTTTGATTTCAGACATTCTGCTATCTGTTTTGCAAATTTATGCATTATGCGTCACCTCCTGTTGGTGTTACTGCTGTTCCCTCTCCATTAATTGCCCTCAAATTTTTTGTTGTGCAACAAACTCTTTTACACAATCTGAATGTACCGGAATCTGCGGATGTATGAACAACTGTTGCATATCGCGTTCTGGTTTTAATACCGCATGCTGTAACTTGGTCACACCCCGGCTGTGTGAGTGGATATAGTACTGCTCCGGTTCCAATTTGAATAAAAACAGGAGCATTGATTACTGTTGTATCAGGAATCGCCTGTCCAACAACGATACAATATTTTTCATTATCGTTATAAGAGCCTGCCGGAATTCTTATAACAAGACCTATTCCGGCTGTATATACGACTGATTCTGAGATAACCAAGCGATCACAAAGCCGACAAGTATTTTTACAAGCCATAATATTTTCCTCCTTAAATCAATATGGGATAAGCCATTAGACCTATCCCATAGAAATGTTATCAGCCTAAATCGGCGAGTTTATTTAATTACGCGCATCCACAACCGCAAGAGTTGTAGTTAGGAAATGTGACTGGCTGTGGCGGTTGAACCACGTAAGCCGGTTGCGGACAATCAGCTCCAAGTCTTCGGATCAATTCCGCTGTCTGTGCATCCTGATTAGCAGTGATGTAAGCATTCTGAGCTGTCTGAGAAGCCTGGAACTTAAGGCTCTGATTTTCAGCCTGAAGAGATGCAATCTTGTCCTGTGTTAAGAAGTCAAGGATTGCTCTTGTTCCTGCGTTCTGACCCTCGATAATATCTTTCGTGCTGTTCTGAATCACGTTTCTTGTGTCGCAAGCCTGAGTTGCAATGTCGTAACGAACTTGTGAAATTGCTTCTCTGTTATCACAGCAGCACTGAGCCAACTGTGCAGAAAGATTACAGAAGCCACGTTCTACGCCGTTAAATCCCTGCATCATTCCCATGTTTGTGTTGTTGAAACCGTTTGTGATTGCATTATTTAACGCATAGGTGCTGTCGCAAATTCCTTGCTGCAAAGCGTTAATTCCAGACTGCAAGTTGTTCAGAGCAAATCCTTCATTGATATCTGCTCTTGTTGCAAGTCCTTGTAATCCAGGTGAATTTGCTCCACCATTACCACCGAAGCCAAAACCATTACCGCCCCATCCGAAGATTAAGAGAATAATGATCCACCATGCCCAGCCGCCATCTCCGAAACCATTTCCGTTGTTTCCATTTCCATCAATAGATGCTACCAATGGAACGGAACAATTACCTGTATTGAACATATTAGATGTCCTCCTTATTTTTTATTCATAAAGAGGAACTTAAGTATTATGCCGGCAACCTCTAATATGCTACATTCCTAATTGCTGTCTAACTTTTTCTATTGCTTCATCGGGATTAATCCCTTTTTCCTTGCACAAATTCCTTGCAAGTTCTTCGACCCCTCTTGAGTCTCCTTTTTGCGCCATTTCAAACGCATTTTTCATAATTGGATTATTCATTGCAGGATTATTCCCCATCATCTGTCGGAAAATCTGCTGCGGATTTCCTCCATTTTTTATCATTTGTCCTATCATTGTCAAAGGATTCATTATGTCTCACTCTCCTTTTTAGTCCTAGAAACCGTTGTTTTTGTCATTGGTTTAGTCATAGATTTTTCTAGTTCTTCAATCTTATTTGCGAGTTCGTCAAACTTCTGCATAAATATTTCTGTCACTTCATCGGATAATCCTATTTTTAAATTATCTTGAACTGATGCAGAATTGCTTGACTCTTCCATGACTGGATGATAAACTACGGTTGCGATTGTTCCGTTCGGCGTCCATGACTTTAAATAAATCTCCGACATATCTTTTTTGGGAAAGATTGCAACACTTCCATCCATCGGAACATCATTCGCTGTGATTTGTTCTATAGTATCTACCACTTTCCCATTCAATCCGATAGGCTGATTTGGTAAGGACATTTGTATCCCTGCCATTTGCGGTTGTTGTAACGTCTGTTGATATTGCTGTAAACCTGCCAACCTATCCATATAAGGTTGTTGCGGATTGTACTGTTGACCATAATTATTCATCTGAGGATAATATTGCGGATAAGTCTGCATAAGGATTTTCCTCCTTCATATCTTCTAAAACTTTTTGAAATGCATGAACAGCGGTCGATTGACAACCGATCGGCATTTTCTGCATTTCTTTGTTCGCAAAAACTCTTTCTAAAAATTCATCGGTAAGCAT